AATTCAAAAGGGCATAAATAAAATTTATCAAAGTAATCCCTCCCTTAAATATTTATCAGAATATAATCAGATTCTTAGTGAAGACAAATTTCACGAAATTCTTGTAACTCTAACTAAAGGGTATAAAAACGGTCTAGTAGAAAGGGAAAAAGTTCTAGATCTAAAAAAATTTAAGAGGGTTGATTTTGAAAAGGGGTCTGCTTATGTAAAAGATAATAGAACTCATTATGGAGATTGTATAGTTATAAATGAATTTAATGAAGTTCTTCTTTTAAAAAGAAATAAGGTAGATGATTTTGAACCTGCAAAATATTGTTTACCAGGGGGCCACGTTGAAGATGGAGAAGATTTTGAGTATGCTGCATTAAGGGAGTTAGAAGAGGAGACTGGAATTAAGTCTAATCAAGCATTCCCAAGTGGAGACTACGTGGATAATAAGATAGTTATTCACTATTTTACTGTAAAAGTAAAAAAAGATGAATGTAATATCTTCTTAGAGGAGAGAGAGCATCAACAATATGAGTGGGTACCTCTAAGTAAGATAAATGAATATCCTTTGCTTAAGAATTTAAAGGATAATTTTGAAGAGGTAATTTTAATACCTTCAAGTATATTAAATCCAGTTTTACCTCCAAATATTTTTTCTTATTATAATAATGGTAATTTTGTAAAAAGTGAAGATGTAGAGGCATTATTTGAAGCGAACAATTTATATAATGATTTTAAGAAGGGAAAGAGTCCAGATTCTTTTGAAAATCATATAAAAGAGAATAAATTAGACATTCAAACCTATTCTATATATAATCTATCTCCTGAACCAGTATATGGAGTAAAATTTAATGATAATATTGAAAAAAGTTTATCTCACAAGTATTTCAAACGAGAAGGTACCCCTGGAAACTACAAATATTACTATACTGAAGAGAGTTTTAGGGAGTCGAAAACAGGAGAGCAAAATTCAAATAAGTCAGAGAGTGGGCTAAGAGGGAGTAGGGGGGAGTATACAGAAGAAAAACCCGATAAAGTAGAAGAATTAGAAAAATTATTAGGGATAGAATTTACTTTATATAAACCTACCGGGTCTTTATATGGTACTTATAATGGCCAAAGAATAAGATTAAGCAATCATCCTTCTAAATTTAAAGAAAAAGGGGGAGACTTAGATTTAAATTATGATTATTATACTCCAGAAATGATGCTTGCTAAGATAAAAAATGTTGATAGATTTAGTTCACTTAAAGAAGGGGACTATATCGAACACATAAGGGAAGATATTACAGGGAAGTTATATTATAAGTCTTATGATTTTGCTGAGAATCTTGTTACTGTTATTAACGAGAAGGGAGAGGAAAAGAAATATGATGGGGATAAGTTTAAGTTATTGAATCTTAATGATAATATTGAAAAAGCACATAAATACATTAAAAGAGAAGGTGTTTCTGGTAATTATAAATATACTTACCCAGAAGATTTAAAAGAAACAGATAAAATAGAGAGAAATATTGATGATCCTTATACTTATAAAGGTACAGAGGTGTTAGTTAATAAATTTGGTATTAGAGATAGGAGTGAATTATCTAAAAAAGAAAGAATTGTTGTTGGTAGCACGGAAAATAAAATTTCTAAGATGGATTTTTCTTCTTCTGGGTTTAAAAAATTACATAATGAATTGTTTGGAGACTTATATGAGTGGGCTGGTAAAACTAGAACAGTAAATCTTTCAAATGGTAATGCTATATTTGCTCCTATGAGATTTTTGGAAGAAGGATTAAACACTGAATTTCAAAAAATACAAAGTAACATTAATAATAAGGATAAATTTTCAGATGAACAATGGATAAATAAAGCTGGCGATCATTTTGGAGAGATTATTTTTATTCATCCTTTTAGGGAAGGTAATGGAAGAACAACTAGAAAATTTATAAATTTATTTTTAAAAGAGAAGGGGTTAAATTTAAATTGGGATGAAGTTAACAAGGATGAGTATTATAAAGCTTCATTGTTAGCCATAAATAAAGCAGATAACTCACTAATTAAAGAATTATTCTTAAAACATATAATAAAATAAATTTTTTTATTTCAAATATAATTATTATATTTACAAGATAAAATATTAATAAATGAATTGTATAGAATACTACGGTCAATTAGGTATAGACTTATCTCTTTTTTCAAGAGATGAAAGGAATACTATAGCTTCTTTTTTTCTAGAAAATATGATATTTACAAAAGAAGAAATAGAGAGTTTATTTGGGAAAGGGGAGTCAGAGAAAATTGAAGGCGGTTTGGCTGATGGAAAGACTTTAGAAGATATTGCTAAACATCATAAGATATCTATCAAAGAGATAGAAAAAGAATTTGAATTAGGAAAGTCTGTAGAAAAAGAACATACAAAAGATAATAGTGTAGCAGATGAAATTGCTAAGGATCATTTATGGGAAATACCTGACTACTATACTCGATTGAAAGAGATGGAGAAGGAAGCAAAAGAAGATGACTTTGAAAAAGGTAAAAAGGCTGAAATAGGAGAAATTAGGGAATGGTCTGGAGTTAAAATGCAAAAAACTGCTCAAGGTTGGTTACCTGTTAAAAAAGACGGTTCTATGTCTAAAGAAGAAAATGGTGGTAAAATGTCTTCTGTTGAAAAACAAGAGCAAAAAAAAGAATATTCGGAAAAAGAACTTGAAGAATTTGCTAGAAAAACTTCAGAATCTGATTTAAAACAAGCTGCTTCAGGGGAAGATGAACAATTAAGAATAGTTGCTAAAAAGGAATTGGAAAGACGTAAAGTTGAAGAAAATCCAGCAAAAAAAGATGAGCCTGTTAAAGAAACTAAGGAAAACAAAGATACAGTTTTACATAAAAAGAAACAATTGGAAATTATTTTAAATAATAACCCTTCACTTGATGAAATTCATACTTGGATTAGGAAAGAAGAAGATATTAAAACAGCAGAAGAAGCTTTCAATGAATCAATAGAATCAGATGAATCAACTCCAGATTTCAAAAAAGAAGATATGGAGAATGCACTGAAAGAAGGTTCTGTTATTATTTATTCTTCATATCCTATCAAAGATGGTGTATTTGTGACTCCAAGTAAAATGGAAGCACAAAGTTATGCTGGAAAGAAAGATGTCTTCTCTAAAAAGGTAAACCTTGACGATATAGCTTGGATAGATGGACTTCAAGGTCAATTTGCTCCAATAAATAAAATCGAAGAAATAAAGAAAGATAATAAACAAGACACAAAAATTCCATCATCAGAACAATTAATAGAGAAATTTAGAACATTATCTGATGAACAAGTAAAGTTTTATCTAAATGCTCCGTATGAAGAGGTTAAAAATGCCGCTAAATTTATTGCAGATGAAAGGGGGTTAAAAATTGAAGAAAGTTTTGAACCATTAGATTTAAAGAGTTTTAGTAAAAGAGATGAGTTTTTTAAATCTTTTGATAACAATTTAGATAAATTATCTGAACAAGAATTGGGGGTGATTATTGATTATAGAAATGACTCGGGAAATTTAAATAGATTTTTAAGGCAAGGCCCTGATGATTTTTCCACAAATACTATTAGTGAATTAAATAGACAAATGGAGAGTCTAGATTCTGTTTTTAAGAATAGTCTATTTAAATTAGATAGTGATATTATTTCTTATAGGGGGATAATAATAACATCGGATTTCTTTTCCCAATTAAAACCGGGAGATGTTTTTAGTGATAAAGGATTCGTTTCGACCACTATTGACAAAATGGTCACAGATAATTTTATTTCTAGTAGAAGGGGTGTTAACAATGCATTTCTAGAGATAAGAATTAAGAAAGGTAGTAATATTATTCCAGCTCAAATAATTGGGGATAATGATGGTAGATTAAAAATAGACGTAAGAGAAGATGAGATAATATTAAATAGAAATTCTAATTTTAGAGTTATTTCTAATACCCTTCAAAGTAGGGATAATAAAGTAGATATTAATAAATTAATTGTAGAATTGATATAATGGGACAAGATAAATTCATATATAACAATGAGAGTGGTTTAAATAAGTTAAATGAAGAAGAATATTTAAATTTATTTACGAAAGAAGAGATCGGCCAGGATTCTAAAGAAGATAAAAATGACACAGAATAAATTTCGATTTTTTGCTCCAGTAGATGATTTTCAAAAAAGTAAAGATCAAAAAGGAAATGAGATATACAAGGTGAGAGGTATTATTTCTGATGATTCTATTGATTCTGATGGAGAATCTTTAGTTGAAGAAGGTTTGGACTTTTCAGAATTTAATTGGATTAACTGGGACCATAAAAAAGAACCAAAATTTTTGATAGGTGAACCGGTAGGAGTAAAAAGAATACCCGGTAAAGGTCATTTTATGGAAGGTATTTTATATGGTGACTCAGAGATAGCTAAACAAGCTGTAGACTTGATGAAAATACTTTCTAAAAGTAAACGTGGTAACAAATTATCTTGGTCTGTTGAAGGTCAAGTCTTAGAAAGAGATTTAATTAATCAAAATAAAGTAAAGAAAGCTAAAATTACGGCTGTGGCCTTATGTCCAACTCCTAAAAATGGAAATACCTGGGCGGAACTTATTCAAAAAGGTTTTTCAGAAGAATCTTATCAAAAACCAGAAGAGTTAGAGTATGATGTAAATGGGGGAGATATTGTTGTAATAGATCAAGAGGGGGACACTGTTACTATTGATAGTGAAGGTAATATAAAAATAAAGAAAGCCCAGTCTACTCAAAATTCAGCAGCACTTATACCTGAATCTGTAGAGGGGAATGAGAAAAAGTTACAAAAATCACAAGAATCTATAACAATTATAGCTAATGCCCATAAAGAAAGTTTAATTTCAGAAGAAAAAGCTATAGAAAGTTTTCAGAAATTTAAAAAAATAATTGATATTAACGAAAAATAAATAAAAATTATTATATTTATTTCAAATTAACAGTAATTAATCTTAAAAATTAAGAGAAAATGAGTGTAACAAAGGAACAAGTCGAGGAAGCTATTAAGTACCTTGATGATATAAGTAAAGGACAAGCATCTATGGAGTTATCCCCTGAAGTAAATGGGGGTGGGTCTGAAAATATTTCAGAACTTAAATCTGAGATGATGGATTATATCAAGAAAGCAAAAGATCTAAAAGAAAAAATAGATGAAATAGAGAAGGGGTGTATGAAGAAAGGCGAAGAAGTGGAAACTAAAGAGGAAGAAGAAGAGGGTAAAAAGAAAGAGAAAGAAATTAAAGAAGAACCTTTAGACAAGGAAGAGATCATAAAGGGCTTTGAGGCAAAAGTATTGGAGATAGAAGGGAAGAAAAACGAAGAGATTGAACTTCTAAAGTCTCAACTTTCCGAGGTTCTGATTAAAGTCTCAGAGATAGAGAAAACTCCTATTCGTAAATCTATTTCTTCAGAACAAGAACTTTCATACGTTGAAAGGTTTGAAAAAGCAAAGTCTGAAGGAAAAACTGTTATTTCAAAAACTTTTCAAAAGGGTATTGTCTCTAATCATATTTATAATATGTATGTAGAGTCTAATGATGAACTTGAAAAGTCTGAGTTAGGTGAAGTTATCACTGAGTTTGAAAGTTCTGGTTATCTAAGGCCGGAAGTACAAAAGAAACTCTCTGAGAAGTATAAGATAGAAATCGTTTAATAGTATATTACAAATCGGTAAAAGTATAATGATACACATATAATGGAACAAATTACATTACAGAACTACTCTGATCTGGGAATCGGACAGCAATTTGCTGGAGATTTTAACCAGCAGGATGTAGGTACTTTAATGAAAGCGCTTTCTGCCGGGGCTATTACAGGTCGTGAGACAACTGATAGTCTTTCTGCTTCTGGTGCTCCACTTAAAGTTGAGTCTTTGGAAAATACTCTGAAGATTTTGGTTAATACACCACGTCACACCCCTTTCTTTGCTAAAATAGGAAAGAAACCCGCAACTAATACAGTTGAGGAGTATAATCAATTAGTTTCTTACGGTAATCTTGATGGGGGATTTACTCTTGAAGGAGAACTCCCTGAGGGAGCTGATTCAATTTATCGTAGAAAAGCTAATCACATCAAATATCTTGGTGTAGTTGGTGGAGTTACGCACCCGATGCAACTTGTTAATACCGGGTCAGGTGTTGCTAATATGGTAGCTACTGAGACTAAGAATAAGGTAGCAGTGATGACTAAACTTATTGAAGGTTATCTTCCGTTTGCTAATTCAAAGATTGTGCCTGAACATTTTGATGGTTTCATGGCTCAACATGAAAATGGTTCAGAACTCACTCTTAATAATTACTATAACTCAGATCTAGTAATAGATATGAGGGGGTCAGTTCTTACTGATACAGCCGTTGAACAAGCCTCACAGACAATTATAGATAACTTTGGTTATGGTGATATTATAATTTCTTCTCCAAAGACTTTCTCTAATTTTGTAACTAAATATCATGCCAATAAACTTGTTAATCCAGTTCCTCAACAGGTTAAAGATGGTTTGTTTGGCCAGAGGGTTAAAGAAATTATAACCCAGAACACAGACGTTGAGATTATGCAGTCCAACTTCTTCAAGTTCTCTAATGGTAAACTTACAACTCAACTTGCAACTTCAAGTAAAGCTCCTGCTGCTCCTGTTAAAGACGGGGTTACCCCTGTTGCTGCTGTTGATGATTCTTTGAATAAGTTTACTGGATTTACTGGAGACTACTATTATGCTGTTTCTGCTAGAAATAGATATGGTGAATCTGCTCTTACCGCTTTATCTAATTCTTTAGTAACAGTTGCTGCCGGTAAATCTGTAAATCTTAAGTTTACTGCTGGAGTTGGTGCAGCTGAACCTGCTACTGGATTCTGTGTTTACAGAAGTGAGAAAAATCCTACTGGTACAATAGCTGAAACTGTTTTGTACAAGATATTTGAAATATCTACTGCAGAATTAACAGCTGGATATGACGGTGCTTCAGAAGGTTTAGTAAGAGACAGAAATAAGATGATCCCTAATACAGATCAGGCAATGATGGTTGAATGGGATATGGATCAGGTTCTTGCTTGGAAGCAACTTGCTCCAATGATGAAGATGAATCTTGCCGTAGTTGCTCCAATTCAGAGATTCATGGTTCTTTGTTATGGTACCCCAATGCTTTATGCTCCTCGTAAGATGATACGATTCATAAACATTGGAAAGACTATAGTTTCTAACTAATTTTTAGTATAAATTAAGGGGGTAGTAATACCCCCTTTAAAAAATTGAAGTATGATAAAATTGATCACAGATAAAAAACATAGGTTTAATAAACAGGTACTTATAGGTAATAAAGATGTGTTTATTAATTCAAATGGGGAGATAGAAGTTGAAGAAAGTTTAGTTACAACAGCTTTAGATGTTGGCTTTGAACTTGTAGATAAAGACGTTAAGTTTACTTCAAAAGAAGAAGCAGCAAAAATTAAAGATGTAGTAGATACTCTTAATAGTGCTAAGGCAACAGCAAAAGAAATAATTGAAGAAGCAAAAAAAGAAGCAGAGAAAATTATAAATGAGGCCCAGAAAAGGGCTGAGGCTCTCTTAGTGAATAACGGGGTTGGGGAGAAAGAAGAGTTTCTTAAGAAAATTCAAGCAATGAAGATTCCTGAATTAAAAGAGATTCTAGTTTCTTCTGATAAATACTCAGAGGAAGATCTTAAGGTAATGAAAAAAGAAGATCTTGTAAATGCTATTATGAAAATTAAATACTCTGAAGAGTAATTTTTTAGTCGTTTATATACTATTTAGGGAGGTTTAGTTTCTTGTTATAAAGTTACTTTCCTCCCTTCTTAAATAAAAAGTTATGCTACTTACTCTAAATTCAAAATATAGAAAGAATGAGAAGTTGGTTTTATCACCTTCGGAACTCCAATCTATTTATTTCTATGGAATAACTATTCAAGATAAGTCTGGTAAAGAACTAGATTCGGAAACTTATAGATTTTTTATTCAATCTGCCCAGGAAGAGGTTGAGAAATATCTTGGCATTAAGATAAAGAAACAAATAATAACAGAGAGTCTTGATTTTTATAATGATGAGTTTCGTTCTTTTGGTTTTATTCAAACTACTTACCCAGTAGTAAAACCATTAAAATTAACTGGCTTCCTGGGACAAGTGCAACAATTAGAATACCCCTCCCAGTGGTTATCTTCAAGAAAGACTTCCGATAATGAAACTTATTATAGAAGAATCTTTATTGTTCCTACTCAACAGGCTACAATTTCTCAGACAGGAGTAAGTATGATGTATTCAGGTGTTTTGCCAAGTATCGGGATGCTAAATTGGAATAATATACCTAATTATTGGTCTGCAACATATTGTACTGGTTTTAATAAGATACCTCGAGATATAGTAGATGTTATAGGAAAACTTGCTTCAGTGGGGATCTTTAATATTGCCGGTGATCTAATCCTTGGAACAGCTGGTATAGCTAACTACTCACTTTCAATTGATGGATTGAGTCAGTCGATTGGGACAACAGCATCTGCTGAAAATTCAGGTTATTCTGCTCGTATTTTAATGTACAATAAGGAGATTAAAGATACTTTAGGAAAGTTAAAGAGTTATTATAGAAATATTGCAATAGCTTCAATGTAAAATAAATTTTTAATAATAGTTATAAATAAATTTTTTTATTTGAAATATAATTATTATATTTACAGTATAAAATAAAAAGATATAAAATAAAAAGATATGAAACAATCAGAAATTAACGCTTTAAACATTTTAAATAATATCTCCGCAGACTCTACCGCAGACATCCTTGAAAAATCAATGGGTCACAAATACTTCAAAAGAGAAGGAGTACCTGGTCATTATAAATATTACTATACTGAAGCTGATTATAAGGCTGGCAGGAGTTCAACGTCTGAACCAGAGGAAAAAGTTCAAAAAAATGATCGATTGGAAGACGTAAAAAAGAATATAAGTGAATATGGTGTTGAAGATTATGATTTGCTTTTAGGTGTTTTATCAAGAGCATCTGAGTCTTATTCTTACAAAGGAGAAACTAAAGCAGATAAAAGTGATAAAGTTAAAATTATTGAGATTATTCAGGACAGGTTGAGGGAATTAAAAAAGGAGATTGATGCTAAGGCTCAACAAGAAAAAGCACCTTCTGAATCAAAAGAAAGTGGTTCAGGTAAAAAAGATGGTAAGGGTAAGGATTTTAAATTAAAATACCTTCTTGGACAAACAGAAAGTAAATTTAAGCAAATTAATGTAGGTTCAATAGAAAAACATTTAAAAGATCTTTCACAAGATTCAAGAATAAGTGATTTAGAGGGGCGTTTAGCTATGGATTGTCTTCATTTAGTTTACACTAGCAAAGAAATATCTTCTTGGTTTAAAGACGAAAGTGTAAAAGATAATCATGTTTTAACTTTGGCTAAAACAGCACTTAATAATATTATTGATGTCAAACAGATGATTGCAGAGATTACAAACTGAGGTGTAAAACAAGAACACAGAGAGGCAGTTAAAGAAGCTTCTAAAAAATAATAAATAAATTATGATTCTTATTCCAGAAATAATTTTAAAAGTATGGGGGAAAGGAGATGTCTGAGCCAAAAAAAATATTAAAAACTAACGAAAATACTTTTGGGTATATGAGACTTGATTTTGATAAGGGTCAGTTTGATGCTCTAATTGAAATGAAGGGTAATCCCCTTATATGGGAGAGAGCTATACCTTGTCCTTGTGCTCGAAGAAGTAAAAGTGCAAATAAAACTACTTGTCAGAACTGTGCGGGAACTGGTTGGGTTTTTATAAACCCTACTGAAATAAAGGGTCTTGTAACCTCTATCAATAAAGACACAAAATACAAAGAATGGTCTGTAGAGTTGTTAGGAACATTTGCTATAACAGTTAATTCAAAGTATAGACTTAATTTTATGGATAGAATTACTGTTGTTGGTTCTAGTACAGTACATTCCGAGAATCTAATAGTATCTCAAACAGGAACAAAAAAGTTTGTAAGAACTGTTTATCCCATTTCTGAGATAATGGACGTGTTTAAGTTCGAAAGTGTCTATAATAAACTAAAACTATTGAAATATCAAGAAGATTACACCTTCTCTGGGAATCAAATAGTTTTCCTGAAAAATGTAGAGTGCGATGACTCAATAACTGTTACTTATCTACATGAACTTCAATATCATATTCTTGATATGACTCATGATGTTAGAAATACAGTAGTTCTAAATAATTACTCTCAAGAGAATGTTACAGAATTACCAATTTCTGCTATAGCAAGAAAATCCCATATAGTTATAAATTCTTATGAATTCCAAGGGGATGAAATTTACAATAATAGTTATCTGTAATGCCGGGAGTTTCAATTGATATATCTGATTTTGTAGAAACTTGGTCTCTTACGACTCAAGAAACTGAGTTGTTTGTTAATAATGTTCTAGATGAAGTTGGACAACGTTTCTATGACTTTTGGTATCAGGAGGCTGGAGAAAATCTTAAACAAACAAAAAGAGAATATCAGAGAGGTCTTTATATAGAAAAACCTTCTAATGACTCTATTATAGTAGGGTTAGTCGGTTGGTTGCCTAATGCAATTGAACAGGGATTGCAACCCTTTGATATGAAAGAAGGGTTTGCATTATCAGATAAAAGAAAACCGGCATACAGAAAAAACAATAAAATTGGTTGGTATTTAACAATTCCTTTTAGACACGGAACTCCTGGAATAGTCGGGGAGAGTGGTATATTCAGTAATACGATGCCAACAGAAGTTTATAAAATAGCTAAATCAACAATAAGACAGGGGAGATCTTTAATGGACAAAGATTTACCTGCAGAATTTCAGATAAAAGGGATAAGACCAGAGGTGGTAAATAATATCACAAAACAAGTTTTCGAACAATATCAGCATAAATCTTCTATTTATCAAGGGATGACTAGGTCTGAAAAGAAATATCATGGTCAATATATGACATTTAGAAGAGTCTCAGATCAAAGTGACCCTAACTCCTGGATTCATAAGGGGTTCACTGCTTACAACTTAATGGGTAAAACACTCGATAAGTTCCCTATAGATACAATCATCTCAAATATTAAAGAAGATTTTTTAAGTAATAGATAATTTTTATTATATTTATAAAAAATATAGATATGGAAATCAAAAGACAATCAATAGCATTTAATATAGTTAACAATTTTAGAGACCCTGATGTTTTTACTAATTCTGTAGATAGAATAGTTGAAACTCTTAATGATAACTTTAATAAAGGTCTCATAGATGAACTTACTGTTTCAGAAGCAATAGAGCAATTTGATAATGTTCTTAAAAAGTCTATGAGTCACAAGTATTTCAAACGAGAAGGTACTCCTGGTAATTACAAATATTATTATACAGAAGCTGATTGGAAAGCAGGTCGAAATTCTGAGTCTGAAGAGACTGATAAGAAACTTCCTAAAATTAAGGATGTTCACTTAGCTTCTCTTAAAGAAGGGGGTATGACTATTGATGCTGTAGTTGATGGACAGAAAGTTGGACCCGTTAAGTTAAGTAAGGAAGATCTTAATAATTTTACTGATAAAACAGATAGATTAGAGTTAGCTAAAAAGTATTTTCTATATGATCACGACAAGGAACTTAAAGAAAGTCAGAAAGATATTTTTGATGAATTTAAGAATATGTCTGAAGCTGAGGTTTATAAAATAGCTAAAACACCAAACGATCCACTTTCTGAGCATGCTAAGATAGAGTATAATAGGAGAGCAAAAGAAAAAGGTGCTATAGAACCTGCTTTTACTAAACCCAATATAGATGAGAATAAATTACAGCAAGAAAAAGATCATCATGAAGCTGTTAAAAAGTATTTAAGTTCTGGAGGGGAGGGTAAGATTTCAGAGAAGAAGAGTTCTAATTTAAAGATAGAGTTTGTTCAAGAAGGGACTTTAGATCCAACTAAACCTGACTATAAAGAAAAGTTATCAAAGGTAGATTGGAATAGAGTAGATATAGCTAACTATAGACAAAGAATAGAGTATCTTGGTAAACTTGATAATGGGAAGTACGGCATAAAATATTATTCTCCTAATGGTAAAAATTCTGACATAATAGAAGTTGTTGAAGAGGATTATAAACGAGATTTAGAGAGAAATAGATATGCTGTTAAAAATTAAAGATTTTTTAATGGTGTTTAGAGATATAGGCTCTTAATTTAAAAATGCATAATATGCTTCCAGAAATTCAAATAAAAAAGTTATTAGATTTTTTCATTAATCAAGTTAGTGAAAAGTATCTCTATCAACTTTTCGGGGAATATACTTTAGATGATTATAGTTTCTATGATAATGCAAGAAAGATATTTCTAAGGAAACAAGAGTCAGATAGACTTATCCAAACACATATATTCTTTAATCATGATAGAGCTCATTTACCAACAATTCACTTAAATTTACCTTCTGAAAATATGGGCGGTGATAATGGTGTAGATTGGGATTTTGACCTACAAAAAAGTAGGTGTGAGGATAATATAGTATACAAGGTGGCACCAAGGTCTTATGGGGGAAAGTTTAATCTTATCTTTACTTCAAGTAACACCTTTGAAGTATTAATAATGTATTATGTTATTAAGTCCATGATTCAGGGCAATATAGGGTTAGTTGAAGAAAATGGGCTAAGAAATGTTAAAGTTTCCGGTTCAGATATTATATTTAATGAAGGATTTATGCCCCAGAGTATATATTCAAGAGCTTTGACCCTAGACTGTATCTATACATTTGAAGGGATATCTTTTCAAGAGGTTACTGGGGTAAGTAGCTTAATATTTAACGGGATAATGGAATGAAAAACAAAGAGTCTATAAATTGCAACCAAGTAATAAAATTATTGAACTTAACTAAACCACAAATTTTTATAGTTCAAAGATTTTTTAAAGATAGTTTACTTACTAAAGATGAGTGGGTAAAAGAATTACAATTAAGAAAAATAATATAAAATGTCGACATCACATTATTTTAACAGCAGAATAATTAAATTACCTGGGGTTTATTCTTCAGTTAAGTCTGTATCTGGTGCATCTATAACTTCATTACCTTACAGTAAAGTACTTGTCATTAATACTAATGCAAGTAACTCTTATGGGGGAGCAGTTAACGGTGAACTTACTAAGGGGGCAGATGCTATCTATAAGATGCGTTCTCTAAATGAAGCTCAAGGACTTTTGAGAGGGGGTAAGTTATGGTTTATAACTAAACCTTTATTTAGGCCGTCTAGAACTTCGGGAGTAAGGGGTATATCAGACCTTTATTACCTTAATGCCCTTACAACTACTGCTCCAACTATTACATTTTCCTTTGCTCCAGCCACTTTTATTCTAAAGGTAAAAGATGAGGGGACAACTTCTAATGGTGTTAATGTTTCTACAGGAGTAGGTTTATCTACTGGCTATGGAGTAACAATTGAGAGTGGAGTAAGAGATACTGCTAAGTTTATATTTAAGTTCTGGAGAGGGACTTTTAAGGGTAACTATACGGATAATATTGCTTATGATGAAATTGCAAAAGAAAACTGTAGACCAGAACTTGTAGCAGAATCTACTGAAGTCTCTACTTTAGCTCAATTAAAGATCTGGATGGATAATGACGAAACTTTTAACGCCGGATTTTCTATAGGCACCTTTACCGATATTACAGAAGGTAGTTATACTTTCCTCTCAGGAGATAAAACTGATGAAAATGAATATATTTTATCTGCTGCAGGTACATCAAGTTATCAGGCTTCAGATCTTGAAGCAGCCTTGAACCTAGTAAAGACACTGGATTTCAATGTATTGCTATTCAATGAAAATACAGGTGATGCTGGTTCAAATGATACTATCGCAACTCGTCTTCAGTACTTTATTCAAAGTGAAGTATCCGGAGAAAAGTTTTTAGCGATAGCAGGTAAGAGTACTGGGGCGACTACTGATCTTGCAGCTAATATAGTTTTAGCAAAGAGTTATAATTCTGATAGAGTCTGGTTTACCCATCAGATGATTAAAAAGAATGCTAATATAGCTCCTCTTGGCTATCGTGTTTTTGATGCAACTTACCTTAGTGCTCTAATGGTTGGTAGAATTTGTGGTTTAGCACCTCAAATTCCAGGAACATTCAAGAACTTGGATATAGATGGTATAGTTAATCCATTGAATGATCTACAGAAAGAAGACTGTTTAGACTCAGGACTATTAACTGTATATTATGATAATGAACTAGAGGATTTTGTTATACTAAGAGCTATAAATACTCTTCAGAATAACACTTCTCTTCAAAACCCTGATGGTACATCTTTCTCTATTCAGTTAACTAGAATTTCAGCACAGCTTAATTCAGATTTAGCTTTGAATGCCAAAAGGATGATTTTTGCAAGACAGGATGGGACAAATGTCTTTACCTTATCACCTAATTATTTAGAGGATTGGACAAAAACCTTCTTGACAAGTAAGGTTGCTACTGAGATTAATGACAATCTTATAGTTGGGTTTGATAATGATATAAATGTAATAAAGGAAGGGGATGCATATAGAGTTAATTATAGATTTAATCCTAATAATGAAATTGCCTTTACTTTCTTTACCGGTTATTCAATAATTTAATAATATAGTATATAATGGAAAAAACTTTTACAGCCCCTTTAGCTGCAATAGAAATAGGTGGTATAAGGGTTGGTTTAATTAGGAATTTAACTTTTACAGAGAATATACAACGAGGTGAAGTTCAGGGGTTAGGGAGTGCAACTTTACAAGAAGTTCCCCCTACTGCTATAAGATGTACCTTTACTGCAGACTCTTATCTTATAAATCTCAAGAAGTTTGGTACAATAAAGGACCCATTTTGGCCAACGGATGCAACAGATCCTAAAGTATTAGTTAATACACTTTTACTAGGTGAAAAACCGGTAGCAATACATGTATATAGAAAAACTGCTGGTTCTGTAAATTCTTCTACTGGTCTGGTTCTTAGTGAAGGTTCCTTTGAAAGAATAGGGGTTGCTACAGATTGTTACTTAGATAGCAAGACTTGGAATATAGCAGAAAGTGCTATAGGTGGTAAGAATATATCGGGAAGATATCTAACTCCAATTTATTTAATATAATATGATAAACAAAACGATAAAATTTAAAGAAAACGAGTACCAATTGAAATACCCTTCAGTTGGACAACTGATCGACATTAGGGTCATTGAACAACAAATATCTAAGGGTACAGCAAAGGATCTATTAACCGGGTTAAATGCCGATGTTGATAGTTATATCTATATAACAACGATGGCACATATTCAAGTTTTGTTACCTGAATTAGTAAAAGACTTGAAGGTCCCAATGAGGGATCTTGATATCTCAGACTTTCAAGAATTAATTGATCTATTCTCAGATGAAATTTCTCCTTGGTTGACAGAATGGAGAGATAAGATGAAAGATAAAATAAAACAAAAAAGTGAATGATTTTGACTTAGAAGATCTTTCTAATTTCATTCTAAGGTGGAATATAGATTTCCCTATAGATCGTTGGTGGAGGAAAACGCATTCCATATCTTTTAACTCACAACGTCATAGGGAAATGTCTTTTATAGATATGTTCTGTGAATGGTATGAAGATAGTTTATATAAGGATATTGAAAAAGAAGAAGGGAAATACAACCCAGGTCAAAGTGATTTTATGAAAAAACAAAAAAAGAGTGATATTTTACCTGAAGACTTCTTTGATAACATAGATTTTGATAAGATTTAGAAATGGACAACAATACTAAGATTAAATTTCAAGTAGAGGGTATTCAAACTATTCGTAGTGAGATGGCTGCTACTTTGAGGGATATGGTTTCTCAGACTCAGATATTAGAAAAGTCAGGGGATAGTATTATCGGTAATCTTAGGGAACAGATAGAGTTACTTAAGGAAAGAAATAGTATTAGTTCTCAATTCACTCCAGGGGGACCGACCCAATTACAGGACCCCTCTATTTCTTTGATTTTAAAGGATCTAAATACTACCCTTAGGGATTTAATTGATAGTATTAGTACTAATAATGGGGGAGCTAATCCCCCTCAAAACAATCCCCCTCAAAACAATCCCCCTCAATCGGGAACATCTACTGGGTTAAACCCTCAACAATTACAGGCCCTTGGTATGACTTTCTTATTAAGGCCCTTAAGTATGAAAGATCCTATTAACGCAGGGTTAGACTTTACATCTAACGTAGGTTCTTCTTTGTTATTGAAAGGGGGTAAGTTTGGACCTTATGGATTAGCATTGGCTGCTATTGCAGGGATAGGAAAGATGCAGTTTGATCTTATTTCTGAAATGGAACCAGGGGCAGCTAGATTAGCTAGATTACAAGGTCGTAGACCGGGAGATTATCTTGATACTAGAAGAAATGAGTATGATAGGTTGGGGTTTGGGAGATCAGAGGTTTTTACTAATAGGGCTGAACTTATAAGGGCTCTGGGCAGAGATGATAAAAGTAACCTAACTGGACTTTTATCTCTACAAAGAGGGTTTGATGTTTCCCAAGAAGAGTTAATTGGAGCATCTAGAGTCGGGAGGGGAGAAAAAGATTTTAACTTAAACAGGGTTTTCACTTCTCTTTATTCTGGTCTTCAATATGGAGGTCTCGGGAAAGAAAAAACAGAGGCATTTATTCCTGAGTACTTGAAGTTGTTGACTGAAATTGGTCAATCTCAATTAGAAACTTTAGGTAAAGTAGATTTTGGAGTTAACACTAAATTAATAACAGCTTTAAGTGGAGAAGAACGTTTACAGAACCCCGTAACTCTAGGTAATGTAATCCAAGGGGTAATGAAAGGCCTTTCCAATGCTCCCACCCCTCAGTTAGAGGCATTACAATTTCAGGCATTATCGAAGGCTTTCCCCGGAAGAGGTTATTGGTCTCTTGAAAAAATAAGACAAGCTCCATTTGAGAAAGGGAATGAGCAATATTTAATGGAGTATCTTAATAATCTTAAGTCTACTACCATTACCAGAGATGAGTTTGAAATGGCTATCTCTAACGCCTTCGGGTTGAATGCTAATTTAGCAGCTTCTGTTTCAAATGCCTTTATGAAAGGGGATTTCAGTGCTTTACAGAAAGAAATTAAGCCAAGTTTAACTCAGGATGATGTATATAAGAGAGGAATGGATGCAGCAAATAGGTTAGACAAGGCAGCTGCTGCCTGGGAGAACTTTAAAGTAGGAGACTTAACTCAAGCAATTAATGATGGTTTTGATAAGGTATTAGAAAAACTAGGTGTTTCTAACCAGTCTTCTAAAAACATGTTTAATAATCTAAAACCGTCACAACTACAACCGTCCACCTTTTTTACAGCATATGTAATAAGTAAATTAAGATAATGATATTAGCTAATAAATTAGGTAATAAGATATATAGAAAAGATAAGTCTTCAGTAATTATTACTTCTGAAGGTAGTGGATTGTATTATTACTTTAACTATCCCAAGATTTACATAAAGGATAAGTCAGTTAATATTCGTAGTTTAGATAACGGTATGTTTTTAGTTTTAGATGCTTTGACTAAGATAGCATATGAATTAAATTTAATTGGTTTTATTATAACTTCTGGTAATGATTGGTCTCATGGGGGAAGTTCAGGATCTAACTCCTTACACTATAAAAATAGAGCAATAGATATATCTTTCCGAGAGGCAGTTAAGAATAAATATATAAATGGAGTAAATTCATCTTCAGGAATTGTTCTTGTAAAGTTAAGAAGTTATCTAGTAAAGAATTATGATATAGTTATAGAAAGTAACCCTGACCATATCCATATAGAATACGACCCTTATCGATATGTAACTACTGTAACTGAACAAGTAAAACAAATAGAAAACAAAGAAAGTATTGATTGGGAATGGGAACCTATAAAATATGTTCATACAGATGTTAAAGTCTTAACTTTAACTGATTTATTAAACACCAATCCGTTGTTTAGACTTTATAAAGAAAATCAAGACAAACTATTAAGTTTTAAGGGTAAAACAGATAAAACAAACAGGGAAAGAATTGAAAGTCTTTATTTATCTAAAGAAAAGTTTGATACACTTAAGTTAAACACAGTTCTTTATCTTGATCCTGAAATGATAGATAGAGATTTTATTTTTAGAGGTAAATCTGATAAGGTAACAGATATTTCTAATTTTCCATTATTTTTAGGTCAAGTTAGAGAAGATCTTGAAAGAGATAAAAATTACATACAATCAGAATATTATTTACAAAATAATAATTACCCAATAGAATATATTAATAGTCTGGTAAATGTTGTTATTTATTCTAAAACACTTAATAAATTAATAGATATAACCTCTCTTTGTAATAATGTTACTGTTAACTCTGAAACTAATATTTCTACATTTAGTCTTTCTTGTAGTGTGATTTCAGACAATAAAGAAAGTTACCCCAATGTAATTACTAACACTTTTCAAAATAAAATTTCTTTTATCCAGAAGTATATCTCCGAAAACGATTTAGTATGGATAAGGTTTGAAGTTTTAAAAAACGAATCTAGAGAAGATCTTTCCTTTGATAATATTGCAGGTAAGACTTATGATTTTATGGGGTTTGTGAATACCGTAACATCAGAAATGAGTATTGGTAATTTAAAGGGTTCTGTTAATGTAAATGGTCAATGTTTCTCGAAATTATTTACTAACGATGAAGCTCTATTTATCCCTATCTCTGTTATAAAAGACTCAGTAAATGGTAATTTAGTTATTGGGTCTTTTGAAAATGATAATATATTGAAGAGAATTTTTAGTAATGGTAAGTATATGACATTGTTCTCTGTACAATACAGAACAATAAAAGATTCAATCTTATTCTATATAAATCAACTTTCCAATACAGGTCTTCTTCCGAACAAAATAAATGACTTAATTTTTCAGTCATACGGGGATAGAAGACAACGAAATTATAAATTGAAAGGGGATAATACTATCAAAGATGAACTTATGAATGGGGTTTATCAGATAGTTAAGGTTTTGTTTGATAAATCTCTGGAAGAGAGGACCATTGTCGATTCTACCATAACAAATCCTCAAGGGAGTATAATGAATCTATTCTCTAATATATGTCAATATCCTTTGGTTGAGTTTCTAACAGATACTTACGGAGATCTCTATAATATAATAATAAGAAAACCCCCATTTGACTATCAAAGTATAAAGTCTTTTATTGAAACAGACAATGCTATTTATAACTTAAAACAAGAAGATGTTAGTTTTGAAAGTTTAGAGTTTGAAACTGATTTCTATACTTGGTTTCAAATAGAAAACAAGGGAGTATTTTATGGTTCTGACAAAAACACATCCCTAACTTACATCCCAATATTACCACTGGATAAATATATTGAGTATTGGGGGAGCAAAAAGAGAATGATTCAATCTAACTATACTAGATCTAATAATTTAGGTACGATAGAAGAAAAGAAACAGGTTGTTTTAGACTTACTATATGTAGTTAATTGTGATATTTATCTACCCTTTTCAAGAAAGGGTGTAATAACTCTTGCCAAGGGGGATCGAAGAATAAAGAAAGGCTCATGGTTAAGATATAAAGGGGAGTTGTTTTATATAAATGGAGTGATTAATAATGTTTCTATAGATAATAATTTTATACAAAGATCTACTACATTAAAAGTATCAAGAGGGATAAGGGAAGAGTTTATTGAAGGAAAGGTTGTAGATGGAAAGTTGATGAGTTACTTTAAAATATTGAACTTTGAAGGGGTAAAACAAAGTATGATTCAGTATCTGTCTGCAGATACTCAAAAACAGACGGTTGTTAATAGAAATATTATAATAGATGAAGATATTTTTGATTTCTTTGTAAACAGGAGGCAGTTTGATGAACAATAATGATATTTTAGAATTAATAAGTCATAAAATTGAGTCTATGACATATGTAGGGATTGGTTATGTTATTATCCCGAATGATGTAAATATGGACGAGTATATACAATACTGCTATCTTAATGAATCTGTTTCTATCTTTCCTGAAACGGGAGGTATAAGTTATAACAACGTAAAGATATCCACTAATTGCCTTAATAACTTAGAGTTTCCAGAGAAAAACGGTCTCGGTAGTTGTGTTGTTTATGTACTTCACCCTACCCAAAAGATACCAATAATAATAGGTATTTTAAGTAAGCATAATGAGTCCATTGCTCTAAACTATAAGTTATTCAAACTATTTAAGTCAAGTAAAAACAATAGTGTATCGATTGTTGGGGATGGATCTAATGGAAATCTGGTGATTAATGTAACTTCTGATGGGGATAAAGGGGGACAAATAATAATAGACATAAATCACTATAATCAAAGTGGTGTTTTAAGGCTAAACGTAAAGGGAGATATTTTTATTATCTCTAGAAATATAGAAATAGAAACATCAGAAAGTTTAAAGATAAAATCTAAGAGTATAGGCTTAAATTCCGATGATTTTTTGGTTGAGTCTAAAAAATCAACAATGAAAGGAGATAAACTCTCCTTATTAAATAAAGAAGTTGAAATAGGGGAGAAAAATCTAGAGGCCGCTGTTATGGGGGAGACTTTGAAGAATGAAGTTATTATACCTCTTATTGCTGCATTGAAAACATTTTCTGTAGTTTCAAGTCTTGGTTCAATAGCAGTGGTTTCCCCTGAAACTTTAATTAAATTATCTAATATTGAAACTTCTTTAGATAAATTACTCTCAAATAAATTAAAAATAGAGTAAAAATTTTTATATTTATAAAAATTTTGTATGCCAAATTTAAATCAGTTTTTAGGGGAAGGGTTGAATATTGTAGGTGGTTCAATAAATGGACTTTCTAGAATAACTTTAAATTCTCTATACCCAAGAGAGTTTGAGGCATATCTTATATCCTTAGAATTGGTAGATTATAATGATAACATTCAAGAGTATTTTACTTTTCCCATAAATCCAAACTATATCTCTAAAACAGAGCCAAGGGTGAAGTCTATTGATAGGACTTTTGGTAAAATTATAGTCAATAAAAGTGATCAATTTGTGCCTAAAGATCTGGTTATAAAAGGTAATTTCGGTCGAGACTTTAAAGTAGTATTAAGACATAAAGGAGAGGTAACCTTTAATTCTATTCTTAATAAGACAGCTTTCTTCAGTAGTGAAGAATTTAATCCTATAATAAAGAGCGGGTATGGTAGTCTAAAATTACTACAAAATATTTGTCAGAAATCAGAGGAGTCTGTTAATGGTCTTCATAATAAACTATATCTTCATAACTATTTACTGGGGGAAAGTTATCTGGTAGAAGTAATTGATATGACTGAAGACCAGTCTATAGCATCTAATATGATGTGGGGGTATACTTTAAGGTTAAAAATTATTTCTCCTGTAGGTAGAGAGGACGGTTTTATGTTAAAAACAAATATCCCTGCAAGTGTTGCTGGGTCTGCTCAAGAAACTTTAAATAAGTCACTTAGTAGTGTTAGAAAATTAATGAGTTCAATTATATGATTGTTAGGGTATCAAATATTATAAGTTTTAATCTTCAATTATTTTTTGAAGATTATTTAACTTTTGTTACTCAACATAAGTCTCTGATTTCAAATTATTATACTAAGGGGACTTCTTACCCTAAAACATCTTTTGATTTACTCTATAGCTTAAAGAGTAGAGCTAAACTCATTCTAGAAAAAATTTCAATAAAGAGGTATTACTTAGAAAAATATTCAGATTTTGAAGTTGTAGACCAGATTCAAGATGTTATTCATTGTCTTGAAATTATTGATAATTACTCTCGATGGTTGAAGTCCTCTCTATTTAAGGGAAAGTTTAAACAGAATGCAGAAATAGATGTTATCTTAAAACAAGGACAAACTCTAGAGAGTTTTGCTAATGAAGTGGGTTATATTAATAGGGATGAAGGTTCGATAGATATAGCCCTTAGAAATAAATTAAGGGAAACAGATTTATCTTTAGAAGGGGGAGTCAAATTTAGATTTAGTTATGCTAATGAAAATGGTCTAATACTAAGTTCTATAGTTGATAATTTAAATGGGGATAATATCCTAGGGAAAGATCTTAATAAGAAAATATCTATTGTTAATAATGATCTTGATATATTGAATTCATCAGATACCTTCTATCAAACTTGTGAAATACTAATTTCCTTACTAAAGAATGATAATCCTGAATTTCCTAGTGATGGGTTTGATAAATCTATGCTCGTAAATAGAAATACAATTAATTCTATGCTACCGTCTTATATAAGGCAACTTTATAATATAATAAAAAAAGATGATTCTATAGTTAACTTTAATATTAGTAATGTTTTTGTAGAAAAAGATATTCTAAGAGTTGAGGTGATATTTAGGTCTTGGTTGAATAATGAAGTAAAACAGGTGATATAATGGAGACTAAAATATATACAGTTGATGAAATTAAATCTTTAATAGTAGAGTCTGTTATTAATAAAAGTGATGGAAAGATCTCTAAGGTAAGTGATAATTCTGTTTTAAATGGGATTTCTTATGGTGTATCAAAGATAGTACAGAAAGGGTTAAAGGATATAGCTCTTATAGAGTCAGAAATTTTCCCAGATTATGCTTATGGTTCTTACTTAGATAAGATTGCAGAGAGAAATGGAATATCTTCAAGATTGTTAAGTACAGGTAGTTCTGTTTATGTTAGATTAGTTGCAGAACCTAATACTTTATATCAAGCTAGTTCTTGTGTCTTTGTGTCTACAACGGGGATAAATTTTGTTCTTAGTGAAGACTTTACTATTTCATCTTATGGGTTTGGGTACGCTCTATTAAGGAGTACTGATACTGGAAGTAATACAAATGTACCGGCTAATTCAATAAATAGTATAACAAATAAACCGAGCGGACACATTTATGTTACTAATGAAATGGATGCTTGGGGTGGGAGTGATATTGAAGGGGATGATTTTTATAGGAATAGAATTTTACAAAATTTTAATAATTTTGCTTTTGATACCCTTTCTAAAATAAAAGCCGTATTTTCTAAGATAAATCCACTTATTTTAGATGTCAAAAAGGTGGGAATAAATGAACAAGGAAAGACAGTCTTAGGGGTAGTAACTATTAATGGAGTGGAGTTATCTGGGGTTGAGTTACAAGAACTATTGAATAATTCTAAGTTTTATCTTTCGTTAGAGGAACAGAGTTTTACTGGGACTTTAGGTTTTGAACCAAAAATAAGTATAATTAATCTCCCTTTTACTTATGTTGATATAGATTTCAGGGTAGATTTAGAAAAAAATGTTGATATAGAATCTATTAAGAAGGAGATACAAATTGCAGTTTCTAAATACTTTGATTTTAGATATTGGTCTAAAGAAAAAGTTGAATGGGAAGAGATCTATTATATAGTTAGAGGTATCAGTGGAGTGAAAACTATTCCTGAACAATACTTTCAACCATCATCTGATATTTTAATTCCTAAATCTAGTTTACCTAGACTTAGGGGTTTTATTATGAGAAACTTAGATGGTGTAGTTATAGGGGAAAATGATAATGTTGTTCCAGTTTATTACTCAAATCAATATGAGATTAATCTATTAAATCAAATTAATATAAATTATGAGTGAAGTTAAAAATTTAGGGGGTATAGCAGGAGTAGTGTATGGAGTTACTCCTCCAACTAATAAGAAGATATTGTGGTATGATGAGACAGTATTAACTGGATGCCCCATAAAGTATTATAGCCTAACAACTAATAACTGGGAATTTTTAGTTCAACCTGTATGATAGTTTTCGATACCATAAATTCTATTTCTAGAATCTCTTTCAGTGAAGAGGGGGATATTCTACTTATAGATAACTATCATCTGTTTGGTGTAGAGAGAGTCAACTTCTTCTCTGATGTAACAGAAACAGAAGATGTCGGGGTATTCTTTGAAAAATATTTCCAATACACTCTAGATGGAATTCATTGGTCTGAATATATTGAATTAAATAACTTTAATTTATCTAATGTTAATATAAAGTATAATCATCTTTTTAATATTAGATATAAGTATATAAGGAGGGGTCAGAACTCTTCTAAATTATTGTATTTTTATTCAATTTACTTAGATATTAATTACAGAGAAGTTCCCGCTCCTAGATTGTATGAAAGTTCTTATTGGAAGAGATATATTTCTTTTTTTAACTCAGATTCAATTGAGTGGGCTGTTAATGTATTAAATAAAGTTTTCAGTAGGGGGATTGTTCCAAAATTCATTACTAGAAATAATAATCTTAATTGGGAAGATGAGGATTACATTAACTTCTGGTGGAATTTTATTTACATCATTGCCCTAAAGAATACTTATGCTAAAATTTTCTCAGACCCCCCAAGACATATCAATCTTGTTAAAAAAATTTTAATCCAGAAAGATTTGATCCCAGGGGAAACAGAAGATCTAGGAAAGTATTATTATCTTCTTACCTATTATTATGATGAGATAATGAAGAGAGGGTCTAATTCAATTTTCGATAACCCTCGAACTCTCCCTAGTAATTTTATCAATATTTCTGTAAGAGGGGAATTATTTCGTATATGTAATCAAAGTTCTAATATTGAATCTATTTTTGGGGTTATTACCGGAGAGGAGACTGGGTGGGTTTTAGGTTATACTTGTCCTAACTTTAACTATAATGACTTTTATCAAAATTTTATCAAGGGGTTTGAATTAACAGAGTCAGTAGAGGACCTATCTAAATACCCCCTATCTAATGATAGTTTCTTGAGTTTATCTGAAGTAACTATTGATGAGCAAAATATCGGGGCCATAAAAATAAATACTTCTGATAATGATGTTTTAGCGGGAGTATTAGGAACTTATGAAAAGTCAGTTTTAGTAGATAATGAAAGTGATTACGAAATAAGTTTTAAGATTAAAGGGTTACAGTCTGGTAATAATCTAGATTTTGGAGTTATTGGGTATAACTTCTTAGGGAATGAAGTTGATTTAATAAAAGTTTCTGATAATACAGATAGCAACATTTTTCTAACTACTAATACAGTAGAGGGAGACATCTTTTTTAGAGGGGTTATAAGATATAAGTCTTATGATTTAGGCGAAGATGAATTGAATTTTACACAGACAGATGTTTTAAAGTTTTCTTCAGGTGTAGAAAAGATAAGTCCTAAGATTTTAGTAGGTAGTAATAACGATGTTTATATTTATGACATTAAAATAAGGAATCTACCAGTATCTTCATCTTCATCAATTATACTATACAATTCAGAGTTAGTTATTAAACTTTTAACTGGGACAAGTTCTCTACCTACAGACCAGATAGTAGATATAATAGTAGAAAAACTAGTTCCAGTTCACATGATTGTAACTAAAAGTGAGAGAGATCTGGACTCTCAAGTTTTACAAAATAATTATTTACCTTACATATTACCATTTAACTTATGATTGGATATATTAACTACATTAATGGACTTTTTTTAGGAAAAGAGGAGTTGATAAGACAACAGAGTTTTCTAAGTAGTAACTTAGTTTCTCTTATCAATACTTACGGTCAAAAGGGCTTATTTTCTTTAAGGGACAAATATACAGTTTCTTTCGACGGGACAACTTTAAGTTTAGATGGTCCTAACGACATCTTGGGAATAGATAGTTCGTCTCAGATAATTTATTTTAATAAATTGAAAAATCTATCTCTTTCAGAATATATTGGAACTAGTGTTTATATTACTTTAAGTTCTTCTCTAACTCATAACGAGGAGGGCCTTGTTTCTTTGTCTTCAACTGGAGTATTGACAGGGGTCGGTACAAAGTTTTCCGAAGTTTTACGGGGGTCTTATACTAAGAAAGGTACAAAGATATTCTTCCCTTCAGTAAATAAATCTTACTTAGTTGAATCTATTACAAGTAATACAGTAGCAAAATTAATAGGACCAATAGAAGCTGAAATTATAGACTCTGAATGGTGTGTAATTGGGACTTTCTCCCCGTTTTCAACTTTAGAAGTCCAAAATACCTTCCCCTATACATATTATTCTTATACTTTAGGGGCAACAGAAAGTTTGCCAGATGAAGCAACTACTTTTGTTATAGGGAAAATTTCTTGGAATGGATCTACCCCTTCTTTTGAGTTTACTCAAAATAAATCTTCTTTATTAGGGTTTAATAATCTTAATAGTGCATTTGACTATGTTGTTGATAGTGATGATAAATTAAGGGCATTAAGAAGTAACTCTCAAGCTACTAATGTTTTAATAAAGAAAGGGACATATACTTACACTTCTACTGATGGCAATGGTATAATTTTACACCCTAATACTAAGTGTGTTTGGGCTGAGGGGGGTAGTTTAATTAAATTATTCTCCTCTATCCCTGTTCTAGCTGATAGTATTAGTTTTGGTTACCTAAACCCATCTCTAGGGGACTCTTATTTTTACAATATTAATATAGAGAATAACGCTTTTATCTCTGGATATAAAAATCTAGATAATCTTATTAATTGTAAGGTTAAATATACTGCTGTAGGGTATGGCTATGGGTTTAAGGCTTGTAATAGAGTTATAAATGGAGAAGCTATTTCAACAAATTCAGTTGGAGCTGGTTTTTCTACTTGTAATTATCTAACTGCTTGTAAGGTTTCCGGGTTTGCTTTAGGATATGGAGCTTGTACTTCTGTATCTAGATGTCACTCAGAAAGTTCAACTGGTTATTCTACTTGTTATGCATCTCGTTCAGTAAATGCATCTTATTTATGTGCAGATACTTCAGACGGAGGATTTAACTCTTCTCTTGGAGATATCCCAACGCCACCTATTACTAATTATAACAGGATTACTTTTGAGGTTATAACTGGAGAGAGTAACGAAGCAATAGTTAAAGCTACTTCTCAATTTAACGTTGCATCAACTATTACTTTTGAATTTTCAATAATAAATGACTTAGGAAAAGAAGAACAAGGCAACATAGTTCTTCTCTCTGGTCAAAGTGTTGTTACTAAGACGATGATAGGGTTAACTTCCCCAAATCAAATCTATTCTATCCAATCTGTAATTTCAGATGTTGCATCTGATAGTACCTATACTTACTTAATTAACTATTAACTATGAGACTTTATTATACTACTACTGCTAAACAAGATGCACTACAACAGAAACCATCCCAATCTTTAGGGGGTTTTAAGAGTAGTAACTTAGTCCCTAATTCAAGTTTTGATAATTTATTCGCAGATATATCTCTCTTAACATTGGAAAAAAATCTTGCTGAATATATTGGATTAATTTTAGTTAATGAAAGGGAGAATGAAACTGGGAATATAAAAATCTGGGTAAATAGTCCAAGTAGTAATTTGTGTAAGTACAAGATAGCTGTAGTTGAGTTAAATTCTATAAATCAATCAGAAATGTTGCCTTCTATAAATTCAAAACCGTTATATGCTGAATTTTATGAAGCAAATTCTGAATTGAACTCTATTCCGATCCCTAATATGGTACCCAATGAAATGTATGGGATATGGATAGAGAGAACTATAAATGTTAATAGTGATGAGTATTTGAATTATAATAATTGTGATTATATTTATGCAAATCAGTCTTCATCTTTATCAGAGGAGTTTGATATTAAAATAAGTTTTAATGATGTCGCAAACTAGAACAATTAAAGTTAATACTGAATTGAGTACTATAGGTAGTAAAGGGATTATCAATAGTAGAATCCCTTTATTTGAAAACTTAGATATTAGATTTTATTTAAATTTAACTGTTGTTAATAGAAATGAGTTTTATAGAGAATGTAACTCTGGGGATCTGATTGCCTACATTAATTCTGGAGATGGGTTTTATTTTGATCTTAATAAAGAAGGGGAGCTAATAGCAATATACCCTGAAAAATATACTTTATCAATCAATTCTGAAGGGGAATTGTTAATTTCGGAAAAATAAATTTTTTATCTCAAATATATTTATTATATTTACCATATGAAATATAATATAATAAATATATTTAACTTATTGTCTATAAAGGCATTTAATCAAGGATTTACTAATATAAGTAGTAAGTCTCTTGATTTTTTTATGTCTTTTTATAAAGATAAATTAACTCAGGATTTCATTTGGGAGTATGTTTCTTTTCAGATAGCTTATTGGTATAATAAGAAGACCAATAATAAGTTTGCTGTTTCATGGGTTTTTGGGGAAAAGGCGATTCAGAGATGGGAAAATAAACCTGAGAACTATCTATATTATACTCAACTATTTTTGAATAAATTAGGTATTGAAAGGCCTGTTTTTTATTATAAAGTAAATTTAAGGATTAAATTTGAGGAAATGAGAGCGTTATATTTCAATACGGATAAAGGGTTTGAAAATTGTTCTATAAATTCATTTTATTCGAATGATTCAAAGTATTGTGAAATTTGTGATTTTAAAGAGATATGCAAACAGATATAAAAGAAAAAGAAGTTTTAAGAGAGATTATTGTTGGACTAAATAAAGTAAGATGTTATGGGTTTGAAAGTATATTGAAGAAATATTGTGAAGGTTTAATTAGGGCCGATGAGGCAATAGAATCTATAAGAGAATTTATTAAAAATTATGATAAGATAATAACGCTTAAAGAAGATGGAACAAAAGTAGAAGAAAAAGTAGATTACTTAGAAATGATACAAATCGGTGAAACTGATATGCCAGTCCCTATGATTAAAACACTTACCAGGACTAGTCATTATGATTATGCACATAATGTAATGCAGTATGGTATTGTCGTTAATGCTTCCTATAATGAAAATTCTCTTATAACTTATTATGAAGATGAAGAGAGAAGAGAAAGGGAACTTTTAAAGATAAAGGACTTATTGTCGGTTTTAAGTAGAAGAAAATTTAATTGAATATGAATGAAATTTATAATTTAACCACGTTAACTAAATATCTAAATGAAACTTATAAAAATAAAAAATCAGGGGTAGAATTCAAGGTAGAAGATGTACAAAATTACGCAAGAAGGGGTTATTTACCTAGATATTTAGGCAATATAACTATTGTTACTTTGAATAATTTTCCTACTAAGATGTATAAACTAAAAGTTAAAAATAATGTATAATTGTAATTATTTTGTAGCAGACACTGAAACAGGTGGCCTTATTACAAAAGACGGGATACCCCCTATTACAGAAATAGCAATATGTGTTGTTGATGGGGAGACTTTAGGGGATGTTGCTGAATATTCTTGTTTAATAAAACCTTATATGGATCTTTCTAAATATACCCCCCAGGCACTAGAAGTTTCACATATTACTATCGATATGCTTGAGAAAGAAGGGAAAGAACCTCAACAAGTAATAAAAGAACTCGTTGCTTTTATGAAAAAATACTCAGGGAAGAAAAAGTCTATTTTTGTCGGGCATAATTGGGATGCATTTGATATGCCTATAGTAGAAAAGTTTTTCTCTGATTTTAAAGAGGATTTATCTAAATATATGGAGACAAAGATAAGTATCGATACTATGTGGTGGATGCGTTTCTATAAACCCCTACTTGAAAAATTTAACTTAGGTGTTTGTCTTGAAGACTTAAATGTTGATCTTCAACAAGCCCATAGAGCATTGAATGATACTAGGGGGACTAAAAGTATGTTTGTAAAATTAATGACAAACTTGAGGGGATTATCATTAACAGGGGAAGTAATTAAAAAGGAAAGAATTAAGTTTCAATTTTAATGAGGGTTTTAAATAATAATCTTAATATACCTCAAAAGGGAGACTATTTAGCATTATCTCTTAACGACAGAGAGGTCTTATATAATCATCTTAATAATTTCATTAATTTAATGGATGACCTAACTCTTAAAGAATTAGGTGATGGGTGTTCTAATGATATTAACAATTTGTTTGATATTATATTACAAGAGACCCATGATACTCTAAATCTTAAGAAGTATAAAAATTCGGAAGTTGGGTTATTAGGTCAATTACCTGAAGTAAAGAGGGGTTATGAAGAATATTTGAGAAAGATTAATCTGAACTACTTTGTTCACTCTGTTTTACCAAATTTTGAAATGAATTGGCATAACATAGAGTGGTTCAATATGGTTCAGTTGTACAGACTATTGTGTATTGAGGCTGCTCGAGATCACTCTAAGTCTTACACCTTCTCTTTTGCTTATGTTTTATGGAGACTATATAGATATACTCGTTCAACACCCCTAATAAGGGTTCCTGACGATATAAGATACTATAAGGAAGGAATGATTATAACTAATGAATTTAAATTAGCTAAGAGGCTCCTTAAGAAAGTAAAAGAAGAGATCAGGTATAATCCTATACTGGAAGAATCTTTATTCCCAGATTCTAATACTGGGGGGTGGGCAAATGAATCTTTAGTTTGTAAAAATGGTGCTGAACTAACTCTGTCTTCTTTTAGAACATCTAATCGTGGTCCTCACCCCGGATGGATAGTGGTAGATGATTTTTTAGATAAAAGTGCAATTTATTCAAAAGAACAAAGAGATAAGTTTATTGAAGTTTTCCATGGAGAAATAATGAATATGTTGTTACCCCAAGGGCAATGTATAGTTGTAGGGACCCCTTTTCATGAGAAAGATTTATATGCTAACTTAAAAGAAGCTCTAGGGTGGAGAGTCTTTGAATATCCAGCTATATTTCCTGATGGTTCTCTTTTATGGTCTAATAGGTATGACTTTGAAGCCTTGAAACAAAAGAGAGTTACTTTTGGTTCTATGATTTTCTCAAGAGAAATTTTAGTAAGACCCATTTCAGACAGTACATCTATATTTCCATGGACTATTCTAGAAAAGTCTTTCATGGGGATGGGATCATATATTTTAGTAGAAAATTCCATTTCTGCACCAGTTAAGTTAAAAAAAATAAGCACAGGGGTCGACCTTGCTCTATCTTCTGAAACGGGGGCAGACTATACAGTAATAACAACAGTAGGGGAAGATGATTTAGGAAGTATTTGGTTATTGAATGTAGTTAGGCTACATGGGGCTAGTTATAATGAACAAATAGCTACTCTCCAGTTAATCAATCATAACTTTAGACCTAACATTATAATGATGGAGAATAATGGTTTTCAAAAAGTAATGGCTGGTTTAGGGAAGGAGGCTGGTATGAGTAATATTGAAGAGTTTACAACTACAAGTAATACAAAGAAAGACTTATACGATGGTTTACCTAGTTTAGCAGTATTATTCGAAAGGGGTAATATGAAATTTCCTAGAGGGAATGAAAATTCAATAACAATGACTAATTTGATATGTTCAGAATTAAATTCAATATCTTTTTCTGATAGGGGGAAGTTAGAGAGTGTTTCTGAACATGATGATTGCGCTATGTCCTTATTTCTTGCAGTTAAGGGATTGAGGCATGTAAGAACAGGTCTTTATATGAGTATGATATAAATTTAAAAAAATTGGTTAAATGGCTTATGAACAGTTTACTCCTCATTTTCTGGAGGAGATTTTAAAATTATCTTTAGTAAATAAGGATGTTGCTTCTATAGTAACAGAACACTTAGAATATTCTTTAATACCAGTTGAACTTAAATCTCATAAAATAATTTTAAAGTTATTCTCAGACTATTTTAAGAGTACAGGTAAACTCCCAACTGTTGGTATTTTATCACAATCTATCCAAGATAAAGATGTTTATAATATTTTGGGTAAAATAACAGACACGGAGGTTCCAGACAAAGAACAATCTCTTAATTATCTGGAAAGTTATATTAAGAGAGTTAAGTTCCAAAAATTATATTCTAGACTAGCAGAATTATATAATAACGGGAGTCAAGATGAGGCTATTGAATTACAGGCAACAGAATCTACTTCTATTGTAAATTTTTCAATTAAAAATAAGTCTTCTTACTTTGAAGATGTTTTTAGTGGATTTAAAGAAAGAGATGATAAAAGATTTATTGATTCCCAGAGTGGAAATGTTCACCATAAAGTACCTTTTGGGATAGATCTATTAGATGCTATAACTTACGGAGGTTCAGAACCAGGTGAAACAGATTGTTTTCTTGGCCGTTCTGGATCAGGAAAGACTAAGTATTTAAGATGGAGGGGGATTAGTGCAGCTAGAATGGGATTTAAAGTTCTCCATATTCAAGCAGAGGGTACTAAAAAAGAATGCTTAGATGGTTATGATTGTACTTGGACGGCTATATTAAAAAAAGATTTAAAGACAGGGAATATTGCTCCAAATTTATTAAGGAGATTAGATAATATATCTAAAGATATCTCTCTTAAAGGGGGTAATATAAAAGTTGTGGCGTTTGAACAATTTGAAACAGCTTCTATGAGAGATGTTAGGAATTTAGTTCTTGATTATTACAAAATTGAAGGTAGATTTCCAGATCTCCTGATTCTGGACTATTTAGAGTTGTTTAATCCAGGAGATGGGAAAAGATATGCACCTACAACAGAAGGGGAAAAATATAGAAGGGAGGCTTCAGCAAGAGCATTGAAAAATATATGTAATGAGTTCGGTATAAGAGGGGCCACAGCTTCTCAAGCTAATGATATTGCCCCTTCTGATTATAATAGAAAAGATTTTGTAATGACTCGACATAATGTTGCAGGGGCTAAGGGACTGCCAGACTCATTTTCTTATTTATTTACTTGGAATGTATCTTCTGAAGAGTATAAGAGTAAAGAGGGAAGGTTTTATATTGATAAGATAAGGGAGTATGAAGGTCAACAGATAATAAGAATTTGTACAGCTTTTGATAGGGATAGATTTTACGATAGAGGGAGAACTATAACTCAATTTGCAGAAGATTATGAAGGTTAATGTTCAAAAGTTTACAGAAGAGTTTGGGTTAAGACCCTTTGGGGCAAAGGGGTGGAAAAACTCTAAATCTTTAAATTGCCCCCATTGTGGTAAAGATTATAGTAAGTTTGGAATTTTGTTTCTTGAAAATGGAACTGGAGTTTACAAGTGTTTTAGGTGTGACTCGAAGGGTTCTATTTTTACTTTATTGAAAAAAATAGGTAGAACTGATCTAATAATTGGAAGTAAAGATGATTTTGTTTTTAGGGATAAGTTAGAGTCTTTGTTAAGATTTACAAAAAAACAAGAAGTTGACTTAGAATTAGGGACAATAAGATTACCTATAGGGTTTAATCGAATATTTTATCACCCCTATCTTGAAGAAAGGGGGTGGGTTAAGGGAGATTATGAAAAATATGAGGTAGGGGTTAGTTTTATGCCTAGATTTCAGGATAGATTAATTTTTCTTATTCGAGAAGACCATAAATTAGTAGCTTATCTTTCCAGAAGTTTGAAGTCAAAACAGTGGCATGATGAAAACTTAAAAAGTTCAAAACAAGGTCTTTGTAAATTATGTCTAAGATATGATAATTCCCACTCTCCTTTTGAAAAAATAGTTGGAGGTTTCGATGATATTTATGAAGGGGTTACTAAAACAGTAATCATGGTTGAAGGCCTAATGGATAAGGTGAATGTAGATAGAGAACTTAGACTTGATGAAGATAATGAAATTAAATGTGTATTCAATTTTGGGTGCCATCTTTCTATTTCTCAATTATATAAGATATACAAGAAAGGGGTAGAGAATATTATATTAATGTTCGATAGTGAAACTATCAAACAAACCAAATCAGTATCTTTAGAGTTATCAAATTTTTTTAATATATTTATATCAGAAATAGAGGGAGACTTAGATCCAGGAGAAATGGATCTTCATGATTTTAATAGAGCCCTTTCTAGTTTAAAAAATCCCATAGATTACTTTACTAATAAACTTGAAAAAATTGTTTTAAGATGACAGGAAAACATAAATCAAGAAAAATTTCTTTCGTTGAATATTTTGAAAATCTCCAGAGGGAGTATATTGTAGCTGAGTTACGTTCAAAAATCTATCTTAATGAAAAGGATAGAAAATATTACGTAGAGAGAGAGATGGCAGGAAAACGTCAAAAAATTGAAGATATCTCTTCAAAGAATAACTTTAGTAATATCTTTTCAGATACTTATGTAAAGTGGAGATTTTACAATGAAATATATAATAAAACAGGACTTCCCAATTTTGTTTATAGGGATGATCTTGATAGAGAGAAGAGGGGTGTTTTAGATGTTTACAATTATTTTGCCAAAGGGATCCCTGTAACTATTATCTATAATGAATGTTGTCTCAAAGGTAAAGTAGTAAGTGTAAACATTAAGGAGTGTACTGTGGGGGTAGATGTTTTTGATTTGGAAAAAGTTCTTTATGTTGAGTTTGAAAAAGTAGCAAGATATGATTTATTATAAAAACTAAAATAAATTTTTTTATTTCAAATATAATTATTATATTTACAGTGAATTTAAAAATCAAACAAATTTAAAACACAAAGCCATGGAGACACAAATATCTTTAGCAGAAAAAACTATCTCGGTTCTATGTCATGGGAGTATAACAATAGAGCAGGCGGATGGGGATTCATATTATTGTTTCAAACCAACATCTAGTGAAAACCTTACCCCTATATATCAAGGGATAATGATAGCATTTGATATATTCATTAATTATTGTTACGATAAAATAGTTAATAATTAAGAAATAAGACTAAAAATCAAACAAAAATTGGTTATGAAAAATAAGGTTAGAGTTGAAATTATCTCCTATTCTGGAGATATCCCCCTAAATATCATGTTACAAAAAATATGTTTACTTCGTTCAGCATCAAAAATTGGGGATGTTGAGGTGATAAACAATACTCAGTTAGGTCGATTGAGAGATAATCAAGTATCATTTAAAATCTTAAATTAATATAATGTCATTATTAAAGGTTATTACTTTTGTAAAAGAAAAACATAAAGGTCAAGTAGATCTTGCTGGTAGACCTTATTTTAATCATTTAAAAAGAGTTGCAGATAGACTTTTAGATGTTAAACATAAAGAGTTGGCTTATCTTCATGATATTTTTGAGGAGACTTCTACTTCTTCTTTGGAACTACAATTTATAGGAATAAAACAAGAAGAGATAGAGATTCTTAGAGTTTTAACTAAGTCTAAAG